ACTGTACCAAATACGGTTGGATCAGGGCCGGAACCCTGGCCACCAGACATTACTATAGGACCCGCGGGGTAAAACGTTGTACCCGAAAAATCGTAGGGCATAAGTGAGAATTGATGCTCACGAGAACCAGCAAATACACGAGACCCATCTTCTGTCATACTCATATTAAAACCCGCACTAACCAGATTCTTTCGTAACATATTCCATGGCCCCCCTAATGATGGAACTGATTCATCACGTGTATTCATTGGTTCGTCATATTGCCCCGTATCCTCGTTTAATGTAAAATAACGCACATCTCCATGCATCACCTGAAGATCATATCCTTGGGGTTTAAACCCCGGTGATCCCGCACAAATGCGTTTTCCGTCAACTGAAATACTAACAGATCTACCAAACCCTGGAAGGGAAGAATAAATATTGTTCCAAGAACCTAAATTCACGACAGTATTATTATTTCTCCCCTCTATTGTCTGAACTGTAGTTACTCCACTCGACCAGCTACCATCAGTCGGACATTTAAGGACACGTATATTACCCAATTGATAATTTGGGTATAAGTAACCGTCCCTCATGTTTACATTATTTGAACCATATGGAGATCTATCGTAGTGATGTTTTTGACTATTAGAATCTGCAAATCTAAGTCCATTGACTGGATCACCATTATTATTGGTTTGAGTTCCGGGGTATTTGTATACGGAGTATGGATGTGATGCAGGTATGTTTCGAATATTTGGTAGTATTTGACTACTACAGGCATACGATGTCGACCCCGTATAATGTGGTCCTTGACTTGATGTAACGTGTTCGCCTAAATGATGTGAAACCGGCCCGGGTGTCGTCGAACCGGCATGGTTCGAACACTGAATCTCAGCAAGTTCGGTACCAGGTGCACCGACGATTATATGCTCCCCAAAACCAGACATTTTAACCGAAAATCCATACCCGTTAAATTTGTTATAGAGTGTTATATATGAAGTAGTACTAGTAGGAACTCGATTAACAATATTCGTCCCCGAATTTGAATGTACTTGCGTGAATTGACCATTTGTCTGTCGTTCATACACGTATATAGTATTTACGTCCGGTGCACCGACAACGAACCGATCTGATTTATCACCCGCTATAGAAACGCAGTGTCCAAATGAACTGTGAGATGTACTAATTGTCTGTGTGAGAGTAAATTGACCATTACTACCGACATCGTATACGTATACACGGCGAATTTTCGGTGCACCTACTATGATCCGTGTTCCGTCATAATCCATCGAAACGGATTCACCGAACCAACCGGAAGCGGCTGGTCCATCTATCTGCTGAAGAGATGTCCACGTAGTCGAACTTTCGCTCCAATCGTAGATTTGTATATATCCACGGTCGTTATCCCATTCGGGACCACCAGCCACGAGGCGTGTACCATTAAAGTCTGTATCAAGGCTTCTACCGAAATGTGAGTTCACATCTCTACCAGTGATGCTACCAAAATGCTGGTCTCCCGGTGTGAATTCGTCTGGATTCCACGAATCGACCCCATCTACACTACCATTACCACTTTGTGCGTGATACCCCCAAGTCTGATTGGGACTAGTAATATACCCCCCTGACGGAACTGTCGTCATCTATTATGACGACATATAATTATTAAATGATGGTACCGCGTCGAGGCCTTTCTGCTCGTATATCAATATTCTTTACGGTAAAGAAGTTTGCTCGAACTTCATAAGATTCAACCAAATCAATCGCACGCAATTTACGAGAAACGTATACATCTCCGGTAACGGTAAGCTTATCATCCGCTGTATCATTAACCGCGACATTCGCCCCCACCTGTAGTGTTTGTGTAGTCAAAGCTTCTGCATTCGAAATACCGACAGGTCCATCAGTATAATAGGCTTTCGTACCGTCGGTTAAAAAAGCACCACCACCGAATGGGTTTCCACCTTGTGTGAGGTTACCTGTAAAATTAACGTCCCCCGTAACATCCAACGTGTACCCAGGTGTAGTAGATGCTCCGATACCAACCCTAACAAACGTAGCATCCCCAGTGAACGCTGGTGCGTTTGAAAGAACGACACTCCCCGTTCCCGTACTCGTAGCGACACCAGTCCCGCCACGGGCGACTGGAAGTATACCAGTCGTGATCTTACTTGTATCTAAATTAGCGAGTGTCGTTACTAACGTAGAATTTTGATTTCCGTTAATACCAATGTTACCGGTAACCGCACCAGTTAAAAATAAACCTGCCGTGTTTTGCCAACGAGTCGAACTCTGTGCGTTCCCCTGTAAAGACCCTATAAATGTACTGGCTCTCACGGGTCCTCCGAAAACGTCGAGGGCTACCGCTGGGGTAAATGTCCCGATCCCAACCCTGTTATTGATAGAATCGACAAAAAGAGTATTCGTATCGACCGCAACATTACCACTTGAATAAGAAATATCATTCCCAGAAGTTACCCACGGTGAAGTTCCACTACCACCACCACCACTAAAAGGGGACCCATTTTGTGTGATAGTTTGAAAATCGATGTTCCCTGCGATTGTCACGTCTGTAGAAACGTATGCGTTCCCGACAACGTGTAAATTGGATGTCGGTCCATTGACATCGACACCAATTCCCAAACTGGATATGACATTATCCAATACTATGTTTGACGAGGCACCGACGAACGTAGTTTTATTCGCCCCTCGAAAGTTTAGGATACCATTCGCAGCCATGTCTACTATGTATAAGGTTTTTTCTTACAAAGTGGGAGGCACTTTGGAGGAAATGTTTATTAAGGAGGGGTCGGCCAATCGACGTTCAGTACATTTCCATCTTCATCTAAAGTTGGACGAGATGTAATTGGAAGATCCCTAAGAGCCTGACGATACTTCTCCCAATCTTGGATATCTTTTTCGAGTCTGTGGGGGTAATCGCGAGTCATGTATTTATCACTCTTATCGAGTAAAGCGTCTCGTTGCTCTCGCATTTTTGTAATAGCTTCGGTGTGTGTCATCTGATAGAGTGTCAATTCATACATCTCATCGGTCGGTTTGTAAAAGTTTCCATCGTTAAACACGACACTTTCCCATGTACCGTTAGACGTATACGGTACACCTGGACACATGACTTCCAATACTTGGGTGAGCATTTAGTATATAGTAAGATTTTATGGAAGTAATTCGACGTAAACATTACCATTCGACAAACCATGAATACCCAAGAAAGACCGATTAGTCGCATTCGTAGTGATATACGATGTACCACCTCTTGCCGTGTCACTACCTGTAGAATCGTATCGAAGAGCTGCGCGTCCACCCTTCGCACCCGCTCCTCCACCGGCCGAGTCTCCGGATTCGGACCCACCACCACCGAAACCTCCGTGTGTCGTTCCTGTACCACCCATGGCGCCACCCGCTGGTCGCACACCACCCCGTGCACCTGAAGGATCACCATCTGCAGTCCAACCAGCTCCACCACCGTTACCGTTCCAGTGACTTGTACCACCCCCACCTGGCAAACCCTGAGACGATGCATCTGCATGACCCGCAGTTCCGGAGTTATAATGTCGGGGTCCAGCACCACCACCACCACCCGCGATCATATACACGTCGCTGGTATTCGTATATCCACCCCCAGGTTTAAGAACCCATGTCGCACCACCACCGCTACCGGATCTATAATTACCCGTTGATTGAGGTGGAGTTTGTCCTACGATAAAGACGACCTGTGTATTAATAGTCAATGCAATATCGGCACGCACCGCTCCACCACTACCAGGTGTGTTATTATACGACCCTATAGACGACGATTCCTCACCCCCTCTCGCACCCCTCGCGGTTATTCGATACGTCCCAGTTTTGGGAACCGTCCACAATTGGAACCCGCGTGTTGCGATATTGAAAAGGTTTGTATCATTCCATGGACTTATATTACCATAAGTGGCTAAAGCGTCACTGAGCTGAGGACCATACCTTGAATCGCCGTTACAAGATGTAAACGTGTGTGAAGTAAATGAATAGAGTTCAGGAGGGTCAGCTATACTAAGATCTAACCATGAATATAATCCATACCCTTCGTATTTATACGTTGTGTTATTAAACCGTATCATACCCGTAGCCCCCGTAGCAGGTCTCTCTGCAGTCGTACCACTCGGAACGATTATTGCCCCGGTTCCCGATATATGAAGTTCTACACTCGGATTCACTGTCCCAATACCGACCCTACTAAGTGTCGTATTCACACAAAGAACAGTTTCACTTCCCGGAGTGCTGGTCGATGTGAATATATAGGCTGCACCAGCATCGGTATCAACGGTATCCTCGAGATACGCCCCAACGAGAGCTGCATTTCCGTCCCCAGAGAGTGATACACTATAACCGAAATAGTCATATGTCTCTGCATCTGAGGCTTGTATTTTCTGATTTTGAGACCATGTCCCGTTAGAACGAGTGAATATATAGGCTGCACCGAAACCCGTATCCTCGGGATGCGCCCCAACGAGAGCTGTATTTCCGTCCCCAGAGAGTGATACACTATAACCGAAATTGTCGGATGCCTGTGGATCTGAGGCTTGTATTTTCTGCTGTTGAGTCCATGTCCCGTTAGACTGAGTGAACACGTAGGCTGCACCGGCATTGGTACCACCCGCATCCTCGAGATACGCCCCAACGAGAGCTGCATTTCCGTCCCCAGAGAGTGATACACTATAACCGAAATAGTCAGATGCCTGTGCATCTGAGGCTTGTATTTTCTGCTGTTGAGTCCAGGTTCCACTAGAACGAGTGAACACGTAGGCTGCACCGGCACTGGTACCACCCGCATCCTCGAGATACGCCCCAACGAGAGCTGTATTTCCGTCCCCAGAGAGTGATACACTATGACCGAAATAGTCAGATGCCTGTGCATCTGAGGCTTGAATTTTCTGCTGCTGAGTCCATGTTCCACTAGAACGAGTGAATATATAGGCTGCACCAGCATTGGAAGCACCCGTATCCTCGCGCCACGCCCCGATAAGGGCTGTATTTCCGTCTGAGGAGAGTGATACACTATAACCGAAATAGTCAACCGCCTGTATATCCGAGGCTTGAATTTTCTGTTGTTGAGTCCAGGTTCCACTAGAACGAGTGAATATATAGGCTGCACCAGCTTCGCTACCACCCGTATCCTCGCGGTACGCCCCGATGATAGCTGTATTTCCGTCTGAGGAGAGTGATACACTATAACCGAAACGGTCACCCGCCTGCCTATCCGAGGCCTGAATTTTCTGTTGTTGAGTCCATGTTCCACCAGAAAGAGTGAATATATAGGCTGCACCAGCTTCGTAAACAAACCCCGTATCATCCTCTTGGTAAGCTCCGATAATAGCCGTATTTCCGTCCCCAGAGATTGATACACTGTAACCGAAATAGTCAGATGCCTGTGCATCTGAGGCTTGAAATTTCCCTTGTTGTTGATACGCAAGGGTTGCTGACACTGTTGGTCCTACATTGAGGTTCGAGGACATATAAACGTTACCCTCGACGTGGAGGTTTGCATCGGGTGATGTCGTTCCTACACCAACCCGGCCAGTCGTGTAGGAAATATCATTCCCCGATGTTACCCATGGAGATGAACCACTACCTCCACCACCGTAAGCCGAACCGTTTTGAGTGAGCGTACCCGTAAAATTGATATCCCCTGCGACATCTAGTGTGTAGTTGGGTGATGTCTGATTAATACCGACATTTCCCAGAGATGTAATCGTCATGCGCTCGATGGCATTGGTCCACCCATCTACAGTGTTTGTATGAAATGCTATACCACCACCACTGCTAACTGAATTCCATAAATTGAGACGATTGCTCGTCATTCCTATAGCACTTTCTTGAATGGCACCATCCTGCCAAAATTCTATCCGGGGGTTGTCACCCTCGTCATTGTTATCTGTATCGGCTTGAAGAATTAAACGACAGTCGCCGGCAGTGCCTGACGATACATGTAAAGGTCCTTGTGGACTGTTTGTTCCGATACCTACACGACCAGTCGTGTAGGAAATATCATTCCCCGATGTTACCCATGGAGATGAACCACTACCCCCACCACCGTATGCCGAACCATTTTGTGTGAGCGCACCCGTAAAATTGATATCCCCCGTAACATCTAGTGTGTAGTTGGGCGATGTCTGATTAATACCGACGTTACCGGTGGTGACCAGCCCTGTCGTAGGGTTAGTGAATTCTATAACGTGCGGTGTGACGTTCCCGGTAGCCGTGATAGCCGAGAGTTCGTGTAGTGCCTCGACAAGAACATTTCCCATTGTGAGAGTACCACCTAAAGCAAGATCCGTACTGACGAAAGTGTTTCCAGTAACATGAAGATTAGCGTCGGGTGATGTCGTTCCGATACCAACATGACCTAACGAATAGGAGATATCATCTCCCGAGGTTATCCATTGACTGGTACTGGTACCCCATTCGGGAATACCCGATGCCGAAACTTTAAGGACGTCACCGGTCGTCCCACTGATGACGAGGTTTTCGGCTGATACGGCCGCGTCCGCGTAAATGATATCCCCAGGTGTTTCTAGTATATCACTCAGATCGGTACCATTTCCTCTGTATTTCTGTGTGGCCCTTCCAGTCGAACACCGGGTCATCTTATATATGTATGAGACATTTTCCAACCGAAAATGCGTCCGGTTTTGGTTTTTCTGACGTATATCCCGAAATGTTAAACCCACCCTGTTTGTATACCCTGAGACGCTTGTTGTACATGGCAAAAAATACGGACCATTGATCCACCACATCGTAAATGCGTGGATTGTTCTTCTTACCGGTAGTCTCGCGCATGATACGCCCGATAGACTGAATGATATCAGACTTAGGAGTTGCGAGAATGACCGTATCGAGTGTGGGGATATCTAATCCTTCGTGGGCCTGACTGAAAGTCGCAAAAATGATTTGCTTTTTACTAGATGCTGCGAGATCTGCTTCTTTCATACCACCCATGTACAAACCCGATGTCGTCTTAAACTTTTCATGAAGATACTCACAATGAAATCGTCGGTCACTGAGAACTAAAATTTGACGAGTTGTTTTCGAAAGATCCTTGATCGTTGACAAGATGAGACGGTTTCTTTCGGGTATCTCTGTAACTTCCGTAACCATGGTCGCTAAGGATAATTTCCCGAAACGTGTACATGGTGGAGGATCCTCGTACCGATCACATTTAAACTCAAGAGGGAAAACATCCACTTGTTCTTGGTTCTCTCTTTCAACTGAAAAGAATGTGGGACCCATAAACCAGTGTAACACTTTCGTGAGCCCGTCTTTTCTATTAGGCGTTGCCGACAATCCGTAAATGTGTTTTGGACACATTTTGAAGAGTGATTGTGAAAACACTTTCGCACATATATGATGAGCTTCATCGACGATGAGCGTTCCTATACTATCAAAGTCCCCGAAAGAATATTCTTTGAGTGAGAGGGATTGAAGCATGGCAATCACGAAATCACAGTTGGTTTCTTTTTTATTTTGTTGAACCATTCCGATCGTCGCTCCCGGACAAAATTGTTGAATACGTTCGCGCCATTGGTTCGCTAGAAATTCCTTGTGTACGACAATCATCGTGCGATAACCGAGCTTACATGCTATGGCCAGGGATACGGTCGTCTTCCCGAACCCACATGGCAGTGAAAGAACGCCGTGACCAGCTTCGATAGCCTTTGAGAGTGCAGTATTTTGAAATGTTTCATCGCGTAGCTTTCCATTGAATTTTATTTTAATTTTAGCAGGTTCGGGTCTGTTATCTTCTTTGGGTGTTCCGAATTTTTGTTCACCGTAAAATCTCGGTACACATAATCCAGATTTAGACTTTCGAAATACCTTAAACGAAGGTGGTGCCTGGCCGAAATCTGCATTAACGATTGGACGAACCGTCAATTCTTTTTTAACTTCAGGTGTATCCCCTGTAATATACCCCGTTCGGGTAAGTTTCATACCGTATTTGCGTGTACTAACTTTATGTAGGACAATTTCCATGAATACCCACTATACTCACCTACGTTCCAACACCCCATGAAATCCGTGTCAACTTCGACGTCATCACCCTTGTTAAGAGATTGGACGGGTGCGCCTTCGTATTTACACATCACGCGTCTATATCTAAACGGAACCTTGATCGTCAGAACATTCCCTTCGAGGGGGTTATCTACGTGTCGCGTGGTAAGTACTTTCCGTGCGTGAAAATACTCTATACGTCTTACGGTCGCATCTGGTACGATGAAGCGGATATATTTTTTGTCATTGTATTCATACATCGGTGTGTGAACAGTTGCATTGAAGTGAAGTGGCATACGTAATGTATATGGTGTATTTTTTATACTCGTATATTACAATGGCGCTATGTTTAGGAATAAATTTATCAGCGCCAACTTCCAGGAAGGTGAAAACCTGGAAGTTTGCGGGTAAGTTTCTATGGAAAAATGCCACTGTACAGAATAAAACAGAACTCGGGCGATGGACAAAGGATGAACTCCTCGAACTCGGGCCGACATTTGTAAAATTAGGACAAATCGCTTCGACGAGAGCGGATCTATACCCACCCGAATTTACGAGAGAGTTGGAAACGCTTCAGGATAATGTTCCTCCCGTGGAATTCGATACCAGTGTAAATTATGATATTTTCAAAGAATTTGACCCTGTGCCATTTAAATCTGCAAGTATCGGTCAGGTTCATATGGCTGTACTCCAAAACGGTCAAAAAGTTGTTGTAAAATTAAAACGCCCAGGAATTCTGGATATCATGAAAGAAGATACGGATACCATACGCGACATTGTACACTTTTTAGAGCGTATAGGTTTCGACACTGGGAATAGTTCAGGTTCAGTTCTCGACGAATCAATCGAGTATCTGTTGGGAGAAGCCGATTACAAACAAGAAATTAACAATGCCATAAAGTTTCGAAAAAGTATGAAAGAGGTTGACTGGGTAAAAGTTCCGAGGGTGTACAAAAAGTATTCGAACGATGAGATGATTGTCATGGAATATGTCCCGTCTACGAAACTGACTGAGATTACAGACAGGAGAGTAAATAAGAAGAAGATCTGTGAAGCTTTGATCAATTCGTACGTTATTCAAACCATGGATAACGGTCTCTTCCACGCGGACCCTCACCCTGGAAATCTTGGGTTCTCATCTAAAGGACAGCTTGTATTTTATGATTTCGGACTACTTGTACCATTATCGGAAGAACTCAGGGATGGGTTTACAAAACTATTTGGTTTCATAATCATGCGAGATACCGCTGGTATAGTCGATACACTCATCAAGTTAGGTGTGATTGTCCCAACATCTTCAGATGTTTCGGACATAGAACTCTTCTTTGAAACCATTCTGGGATACTTAGAAACACTGGATGGTTCTGGAATAGTCAACGATGATCTCGCCGCACAGCTCGCTGTCGAAAAACCATTTGTCGTCCCTAGTAGTTTCGTGTACCTCGCCAAAGCTTTTTCGACTATTGAGGGTATATGTCTTAAACTGGATCCAGATTTCAACTACTTCACATACCTGGAACCTCTCATCCAACAACAGATCATCGAATCTGTAGACGTCGGGGATATATTCATGAAGACGACTGAGATACCCGGAACGATAAGCAAGATAAATACAGCTGTATCAGGTCTTCAGAAGTCGAGGGGATCTATGAAACGATCCATGGTCAAAACGCAACAGGAAATTAGGCTCGTCCAGTACAGCGTGGTGTGTGCTCTACTGGCTGAGAAGTTTGGGGACAACCCCCCCTTGGCGATGTTTTTTGTTTTTTGCACCCTGTGGTTTACTTTTCGTAAAAGTCGATAGACTTCTTACCACTCTTCTTGGGCTTATCCTCCTTCTTGACCAACTTGTTGTGCTCCTCGAAGTACCCTTTCAAACGGCTCTGCTCATCACGGAAAATATCAGAGAACTTCTCTTTGATCTTCTCCACGTCAGTGTCACGTTCTTTCTGGATCTTCTTACTCAGCCTCTTAAATCCCTTGTTCCTCTTCTCGGTAGCGAATACGGTCATTGTGTTCGTTATGGCAAGCATTTACTTTGTGTCGACATTTAATTTCAAGCGTTTCAACTTTTCCTGAAACTCTCGGTTCTCACCGGGAGATTCAATCGCTGTGCCATTGGAAATTGCTTCAATCTCGGGACCTGTGAGCTGCATCGCGTTTACCCTGAAGTCCATAAACGCTTCCATGGACAGGGGTACGAGGGGCTGGACCAATTCGTAAATAGCTGTAGCATAGTCGCGAATTTCCTTCTGCGCGTGATGATCCATTCTCAATTGAAGGAAGTGCATGAGGTTATGAAGATCCATTTTCCACACGAAAGACGTATACGTAGATTGTGGTAGAACACCACGCGCCTGCTC